GGGATCGCTGTATTAATAGTTAATCTTTGCTTTGTAAAGACTAATTCCGTTGCTGTTAATAAACCAACACATTACAAGCAATATGCATTTATACAGCTTAATCATTCATTTACTGAGTTTTATTGCTTAGATGAGTTATATCATCGTGAGAGTAGGTGGAATCCTAAAGCACGTAATGGCTCACACTATGGCATTCCACAAGGTAGGTCTAAGTACCTGGCCACTGTTGATGGGTTTAAGCAGATAGACTGGGGTATCAAATATAACTATGCACGTCACGGCTCTATGTGTAATGCATTAGATCACTTCAAGCGTAAGGGCTGGCATTAATGAGTGAGCGTGCTATAGGTAGTGGTAAATGGAAGAAGCTACGCATTACCATACTTGATAGAGATGGATGGCAGTGCGCTATCTGTAACAGACCAGCACACACAGTAGATCACATCATACCTAGAGTTAAGGGTGGGGATATGTGGGCACCTGATAACTTGCAATCTATGTGTAAGAGCTGTAATAGCAGTAAAGGTGGGCGTTTTTTTAGCAGCAAGGCGACCCCCCCTGTCTTTTCTGAACGTTCTCTCCCTGAGACAGTCCGAACAGTGCCAGATTCACCATTTAATAAACCTGATACGCTTAACTTCGATGCAGAATGATGCGGAAGTAAAACAGACGCCACGAGGGGTCGGGCTAATTGGCAGCACTGAGCCTAGAATTCACACGCCTTTACTAAAAGGTTTATCTAAATCACAAGAAGTAGCTGATCTAGCTGTAAAAATAGGCATGCCGTTAATTCCCTGGCAACGCTGGGTGCTAGATGATCTATTGACTATTGATGATGAGCAGATGTGGATCAAACGATCTGGGTTAATTCTTGTAAGCCGACAATCCGGAAAAACGCACCTGGCCAGAATGCTTATTTTGTCTCATTTATTTCTATGGGGCAGTAAGAATGTTTTGGGCATGTCATCTAACCGAAATATGGCATTAGATACTTTCAGGAATGTTGCTTACACAATAGAAGACAATCAATTCTTAAAAGACCAGGTAAGACAGATCCGCCTAGCTAATGGTCAAGAATCTATAACCCTGCTCAATGGTGCAAGATATGAGATAGCAGCGGCCACTAGAGATGCACCTCGTGGTAAAACTGCAGACTTCTTATACTTAGATGAATTACGTGAATGGTCAGAGGAAGCGTTTACAGCTGCATTACCAGTAACACGTGCTAGACCTAATTCAATGACCTTAATGACAAGTAACGCAGGTGATGGCTTTAGTACAGTTTTAAATGATTTAAGGGAACGCTCTTTATCTTATCCGCCTGTGACTTTAGGATATTACGAATGGTCAGCACCACAGCACTGCAAGATACATGATCGCAAAGCCTGGGCTATGGCTAATCCAGCATTAGGATATTTTGTAACTGAGGAAACTCTAGAAGAAGCCGTCAATACAAACAGCGTAGAAGCAACACGTACCGAAATGTTATGTCAGTGGATAGATAGCGCAGTCAGTCCTTGGGTGTATGGATCTATTGAAGCTTGCAGTGATAGCACGCTAGAAATCCCTGTCGGACCAATGACTATAATGGCCTTTGATATTGCACCTACAAGAAGATCAGGTGCTTTGATAATGGGTCAGATGAAAGATGACAAAATAGCAGTCGGACTTGCACAGCTTTGGCATAGCGATATAGCAATAGATGAAATTAAAATGTCAAGTGATATAAATGAATGGGCCAAGAAGTATCACCCACACATAATCTGTTATGACAAGTACGCCACCCAATCGATAGCTACACGATTAGAGCAAAGCGGATGGCGCATGCAAGATGTATCAGGCCAGGCGTTTTACCAAGCATGCTCGGATCTATCCGATGCTATGGCTAACGGAAGAATGGTGCATAGTGGTCAGGCGGATCTAGTACAGCACTTAAACAACTGTGCAGCTAAAACTAGCGATGCAGGCTGGCGTATTATTAGGCGTAAATCCGCTGGAGATGTTACAGCTGCTATATCACTGGCTATGGTTGTAAGTCAATTAAATAGACCGCAACAAACCGCACAAATCTTTGTGTAATTTGCACCAATAGTCCGATTTATGGTATAAAGTACCTATATGGGTCTATTGTCTGCTTTGGGTATAACCAAAAAAACTGAGAATCTACAAGCGCAATACGCCCCTGCCGTTATGGGCGACAGCATCATTGGATTTGGTTACAACACATTTGGTGCAGGTCCTATGGATCGCACACTTGCAACACAAGTACCAGCTGTAAATCGATGCGCTAATTTAATTAAAGGTGTTATTGGATATTTACCATTAGAGCTGTACAAAAAATCTACAGGTGAAGAATTAGCCAAACCGCTCTGGTGCGAACAACCAGATATTAGACAACCACGATCCGTCACTATTTCATGGACTGTCGATAGCCTTATATTTTATGGCGTTGCATATTGGCGTGTTACAGAAGTTTATGCAGATGATTTGAGACCAGCACGTTTTGAATGGATAAACAATACACGAGTAGTTGCACAATTAAACCCATTGGGTACAGAAGTTTTGTATTACACAATTGACAATCAAAAAGTACCGATGGTTGGCGTTGGCTCATTAGTTACATTTCAAGGATTAACACAAGGCGTATTACAAACTGCAGGTCGCACAATACAAAGCGCATTAGATATAGAAAAGGCTGCAGCCGTAGCATCACAAACACCTATGGCAACAGGATTCCTAAAAAACACTGGCGCAGATATGCCAGAAGCACAAGTACAAGGATTATTAGCAGCTTGGAAGCAAGCACGTCAATCAAGATCGACTGCATACCTAACTAGCACATTATCTTATGAGACTGTCGGATTTAGCCCTAAAGATATGATGTATAACGAAGCATCACAATATCTTGCAACACAAATTGCACGAGCCATGAATGTACCTGCATATTACATAAGCGCAGATATGAATAATAGCATGACTTACCAGAACATTATTGATGGCCGTAAAGAGTTTGTTGCCTATTCACTACAACCTTATATTTGTGCTATTGAAGATCGCCTAAGCATGAACGATATAACTGCTAACGGCCATATTGTTCGTTTTAACATTAGCGAAACATTCTTGCGATCAGATGACAAGGCAAGACTAGAGACCATCGAGAAGATGCTAGCACTAGGACTTATTGACATCGAGCAAGCAAAAGAAATGGAAGATCTAACACCCAACGGAAACGAAAGTGGCGATGCTGAGTACATTAACAGCGCTAAAGGAGAAAATGAATGAGCGATATACAACAAGCCAATATACCTGCTAGCACTGTAACGCTATTAGCGTCAGCTGCTCGTACTGCAACAATTACCGGCACAGCCGTTAAAGGTCTATCTGCAGCAAGACTATTAGTAATGCAACTAGACGTTACAGCAGCCAGTGGCACATCACCTACATTAGATGTAGTAGTACAAGACACAGTAGATGGCACTAACTGGAATACTATTGCAACATTTACGCAAGCAACAGCAGTTACACGAGAAGTAATTAGATTAACTACTGCATTTACCGATCAATTAAGAGTAGTTGGCACAATCGGTGGCACTACCCCATCATTTACGTTTGCAGTATTAACATGGGCGGATTCAAATTGATTCTTACATTTAGCAGTCAAATTGAAAGCGCTGATGGTGAGCGCAGAATCATTGCCGGCAAAATTGTGCCATTCGAAACAGTCGGTAATACAAGCGTTGGTAAAGTTGTCTTTGCTAAAGGATCAATCGATGTAGGAGATCCAGGCAAGATCAAAATGCTTATGCAACATAAAAATGACAGACCTATTGGTCGCATGCAAAAATTTAATGAAGAACAAGATGGTATTTATGCTAGCTTTAAGATCAGCGCAAGCATGCAAGGATCAGATGCTTTGATGCTGGCAAGTGAGCAGTTAATTGATGGCTTATCTGTTGGTGTAGATGTACTTAAATCATCACAGAAAAAAGATTACATTTATGTAACTAAAGCAACCCTTAAAGAAGTAAGCCTGGTCGAATCACCAGCATTCACAGAAGCACAAGTAACTAAAGTTGCCGCTAGCGAAGGCGAAGCGGATGCAACAAATCAACCAACTACGGAAAGTGAGGCACAAGTGGACAACACCACCGAGCCAACAGCAGTACCAGTGGTAGAGGTTGCTCCAGTAGAGGCCGCACGCCCAACAATTAGTGCATCCTTCTACACAGAGCCTCGCTCACCAAT